TTCCCCTTCAACCCTTCCCTTACATTATAGGCAAGGTGTGAAAGGGTGTAGCACGTCCCTTACCACACATCGCACAGGTGCATCAAGGCACTAGAGCAACAAACCGGCATGGCGCAGCGGCAGCGCGCGGGGCTCATAACTCCGAGGTCACTCGATCGAAACGAGTTGCCGGTATTTTTATTGATATGTATATGTATGTATATATCAATAATTCATTCACTAACTAATATCATATGTTTATTTACATAAATTTAATAATCTTGTTTTGTTTGGCGTTTCATTTATAGATATTTATATTAAATATCTATAAATAATTATAATAAAATTAAAAACGGACACGACAGGGATCGAACCTATGACCTTGATGTAACTGTAAAATTTTATAACAGCATCACGCTACTACCGACTGAGCTACGTGTCCATAAGAAAAGCTTTTATTCGCCTAACGCTATAGAATAATAAACAGTTGTCTTTACACCCTTGAAGATTTAAAATGAGACAAATAAATGTCAAAAAATAAAAATTTAAGGTTTGCCCGTTGCAGAGCGTGTAAATTATGAGTTTGTTGTATCGTCAAATACAACTGATGAGTTTTAATGTGTATCTTTTATTATTCCTACCTAAAAACCCTTATTATAAGAGAAAAGCAGGAACTGCACGAACAATTCATTATAGACCTCTTACTATTCATTGTTATTATATTATATTAATTTATCTTTAAGTTGTTTTGTCTCATTTTAAATCTTCAAGGGTGTAAATGGTTTATTATATATATATATATATATATATATTTAACTAAAAATATACTTCTATTATATTATAAAATAAAAATAATATAGTAAGATGAGTTGTTTATTTAATAGCATGTCGCATTTTATTAAAGAAGATGGAGGTCCAAATGGCATTCGTCAGCGCATTTGCGACTATTTGGAAAAAAATTTACCAATTTTAGAAGGTATGGAGACACATGACGTTTTACAGTTAGAAGCGCCAACTGCTGCACATTATATTTCAAAGATGCGAAAATCTTCGACATGGGGAGGAGCAATTGAAATACAATGTGCGTGTAATATTTGGAATGCGCGCATTAATGTGCATGATATTCGTAGTCATAACTCCGATAATAATAATAATAAAATAGAATTTTTACCTTTAAAATCTGAGAATGATCAACCTCATTCTCTCGAATTAAATTTAGAATGGAGCGGTGGACATTATGAACCGCGTCGTTAACTTGTTTCTATTGTTTATGAATTATTTTTTATGAATTATTTTTTATAATTTAGTAATATATAAAAAATGATACGAAAAATATTAGCAATAAATGGTGGAGGAATTACAGATGTAGCATATTTAACTTACATGCTTAAACTTTCCAAACATTATGACAAAAAAAATATAGATCTGTTAAGTTTATTTAATACCTTTTCAGGTGTAAGTTCTGGTTCTATTATAGCATCTACATTTGCTTTAAGAGAGAAATTTTTACAAAATATTGCAAAGTGTGATCCCGATATTATTATATCGGCCCTTAAAAAAATAAATTCCGAGTATTCAAAAAATGAAATTTTGGATATAATTAAAAATCTTAAAAAAATGGAGGTAACAAATTGTTCATCTATTGTTATTGCAACATTAATTGTATTCTTTGAACTCAAATCGTTGAATGTATTTAATAGATCAACGCTTCGGAAAATAGCGAGTATAAATGGATTACTATTTTCTAAATATAATGACAATAAAAAACATATTTTTGATAAATATCTTGATTTTACATTAAAAGATGTTCCAGTCGACAGAACGCTTGTTATAAAATCCATAAATGTTCAAAAGATAAAAGTTCAAATTTATACAAATTATGTTACATCCGAAAAAAATGATATTTTGTTTAGTGATCCCGATCAAAGCGTGTCACAAGCGGTTGATTTTTCTTCAAATGCTCCAGTATACTTTCCATTTAATAAAATGATTGACGGCGGTATTATATTAAACACATCTTTATTAGAAGAAATATTTATTTTAAAAAATGATGATCTAGTTATATTTAAACTAAGTAATATTATTAAACCAACTATTAAAAAAAATATTGTATTTGATGGAATTCTCGGATGGGTTTACCCACTTTTTAAAATAGGAATTCTCGATGGTTACGAGGATGAAATTTTTAAAGAATTATTGAAATTCAAATACCAAAAAAAGATTCATATTTCTGAATTTGATTTGACAAAATATAAACTTGATGATATAAATAAAATTTCAGAAATTGAAAATATAGGAAAGAAAAAATCATTAAAATATGCTATTGAATTCATTGATAGAGAACTTGTATTAAATACTTGATACTTGAGATAAATACTCTTATTATAAAAAAGTTTAAACAATCAATAATAAATTATAAACCAGTAAAATTAGCATTTTGTCTGTCACTGTCACGTCACACTGAAGTAACAGTGACTTCTTTTGAAATTGTTTTAATTATGCGTTTCTCTCCGGAATCCGGAATCGGAGTGCAGACATGATTCATCGTCAAAATAAAATCGTCCCGTTTTAGCTCATTCGTTTTGATTTCAGGGTCGGAATCCTTCAACTCTTTTAGTACCTTTACGTGCTTTCGAGAGATTTCATTGATCGAACTTTTTATTTTCTCATTTCCTTCGTCCTTTTTCCATATGTCTTCATCCTTTATATACATGATGTCCCTCTTTGTATCTGTGCAATGTATCGGCCGCTTAAACACATCCAGGTCTTTGAGTCCGCGCATAAAAATCGACCCCACACTCTCTTCCAGATTCTTTTCTCTCGTGACATTCAAGTCGTCAAAGGTTATATTGAGAGATTTCACAAAATCGCATAAACTAATCGCGTCCTTGCACTGCTCGTTTAAAAAGAAATTCAGATTGAATTTTTGCTTAATATTTGTCGTATTATTATTATTTGTAATGTTTCCGATGCATATCTTGGGTAACATTTCAATGATTTGTTGTTGCTGTTCTTGCTGCTGCTGTTGCTGCTGTTGCTGCTGTATCATAATTTGCGTTTGTTGTTTGTTTTGTTCGATAATAATTTTCTTCATTTCTTCATTGTCTTTTAATAACTTCATTATGATTTCATTCGTATAATCCTCCGTTGATTTATTCTTCAAAAAAATGCACGTCTTTTTATGAAGACAGAGACCCGACGCAAATGCAAATCGTTTACCACATTCACATACATTCGCATTATTTAATTTACAATCAGGTTCGTTTGTTTTTTTTGTAATTAACAGTTTGTGTTTACGAGTTACCTCGTGACGCTTGCGCTGACTATCTCTACTCGTTGTATAGTTACAAACATCACACCTATAAATATTATTTTCGGAACTTTTGGAACTTTTTTTCATGTGTTTGTTACTGTTACCATAGTCAGTGTCGCATTTTTCTTTGAAAAATGAAAGTTGTGACGAGTTATGAAGACAATTATTTGTAGAAATATTATCGGAACTTTTTTTTGACATAGTATTACTATTTATTACTAATAAAGTTCCTATATATATTTTTTTAAATCTATTTTTTTATATATTTTTCACATTCATATAAAATTACAAAATCATCCCCGAAAATCAACATTTTTGTTTTTAACTCTTCAAAAAATACATTTTTGATTAATGTTTTAATTATTGATGAATTTTCGGAACTTTTGGAACTTTTTTGTTACTGTTACCATATACCAGTTTCACATTATTTGTTTGAAATTATAGTTTATTACCATATATGGTGATGGATATATTAATTGTTTATTTTCGGAACTTTTTCTTCCATTTTTGTTACTGTTACCATAGTCGGTGTCACAATTTATGTTGAAATATCAACGATTGTCATGTATTATGATAACAAATATTTATGATTTTATTTTCGGAACTTTTTTTTGACTATTTATTACTATTGTTACTAAAAAAGTTCCGAAAACTATTTTAAAAATATGAGTTTTTATATATTTTCTCCGATTTTTCTTGATTTTTCCCGATTTTCGCTTATGGTCTCAATCGCATATTTGTATTTTTTACTCTTACTAGTTACCATATTAAAATGCAAAAAAAATGTCGTCAAAAAAAACACAAAAAAAAGGGATTTTCTTTTTCAACACTCTATTTTATTTTTCGAAAATGGACAAAAATAAATGTCCAAAAAAGTTTTTAAAAAAAAAGTTTCAAAAAACGGGGATCTTTTACTTTTTTTCATTGATACATTTTTAATAAAAATTATAAAAACATCCTCAAAAATCGCAATTCTTGTTTTAAAACCTCCAAAATTCTAATTTTTGTATGGTGTAAAAGCGTCATTTTTTACACCCTCGTTTCAAAAAATAATAATTCCATACCATAATTGTTTTGGCGTTAATGAAACTTTAAAAAAAGACCCTTATCATTTATGCAGTTGGTGGTTTTACACCATACCTCCCAAAAAAATCTGAAAAATTCAACTTTTTCCCCGATTTTTTCATTTTTTCGCTTATGGTCTCGTCAACATTTTTACAATATTCGTCATTATCATTTATCATAATAAAATGCGAAAAATGTCTTCGAAAAAAAACACAAAAAAAACGGGAAAAAATGTTTTCAAGATTCTATTTTATTTTTCGAAAATGGACAAAAATAAATGTCCAAAATTGTTTTTAAAAAAAAAGTTTCAAAAAACGGGGATCTTTTACTTTTTTTTATTCGCATGTTTTGATAAAAATTATCAAAACATCCCCGAAAATCACAATTCTTGTTTTAAAACCTCCCAAATTTATATTTTTAGATGTTGTTTATTTTATATTAATTCTCTCAAAAAATATTTTTAAATACGACAATTATTTTTGATTTGATTATCATTGAACATTTGATAGCAACAACTATTTGATATATTGTTTCCAGGAAAATTTATATTTTGCGGTGTCCAGTTCGTAATGTAAGTGTATATGAAAAAAACTGACAACATGGATAAAATATTTGTACTAATTAAAAGATATTTGAAATTATATTTATTTGTTCTTTTGTCCCACATGAATGTCAAACTAATGATGAATCCATAAAAAAATCCTATCCAATGATAAAAATACGCAATATTATCTGATTTTAAAAAAAAGAAACTTATCACCTCAATGAATATAATTATAAATATTATGAATAGTAATATTTTTCTCATAATTTTATTCATATATTTATAATTAATTACATATTCAGCTAATAAGCTTCCAGTATAAGCAAATACAATGTGAGAACAACCTATTACTTTATTATACGGACTAACATAACTATAACTAATGCCAGAATAAATAGAAACGAATCCATAAATCAATAATACTATTTTATAATTATAAGAAGATTCTATAATATACATCAATGGAAATAATATGACTGTATTACAACTAATATGTGTAATATTTGCATGAACAAAAGACATTGTAAAAAACCTCCACAGTTCGAATCTTATGTCGCGGCAATCGGGATAATAGGATACGATTCCATAAAAAAATTTATCAAATTTTGGTGACACCTTTTCTATACTTATTTCATCTAAATAAAATAGACCAATTATATAGCTAGTCCATACTAACAGATTAAAAACAATATAAATAAAATTTGTATGTTCATTTCGAATGTAATAAGATAGTAAACCATTTCTATTAA